CAACTGGCGCGAACGTCGTTGCAGGGGTTCCGGCGTAGCCGGTATCGGTGTAGTAAACTCCATTTAGGTCATTGCAGATGGTGGCTGCGGGGTTGATGATAACGAAACCAGACTGCCCAGCACCGGTCGAAACTGTAAAATCATTGATATAGTTGATCGCGGTCAGGGTAGGCAGCATTGGGAACATTGGCATCTTGGGCTTCTTGCCTAGCATACTGAAGGGGTCGTGAACGGCCTGTGCAAACAGTGCCGTCCCGGGCACTAACTTGTACAAGGCAGCAGTCCCTTGGGTCGCTCGGACAGACAATTGGGTGGCAGCGTCTGGGACCTTGTCCCCACGAACGCGCCTGCCCCTGTTGTTCTTTCCACTTGATCTTCCTTTCTTCATCGTTCTAGGAATTCAAGCGTTCTCTGTGATTTCACTGCAATGTTTGTGGGCACCAGTACATACCTGGTTTTGCGCAAAGCGCCTTGCAGCCCGTGAGGTCAACCGTTGTATCTAGGAGTTGTCCTTGGTGATGACCCTTGTGAGAACGGGGTCGGGGTCGTAGAAGCCAACGAACCAGTCGTCGGGCACTGATGCCTCAAGTTCACTGACGTTCACCCCATAGCGGCGGAAGACAAACTCCTCGCCACGAATGGGGCAAAGCGAAACAGAGACTGGCCCAGAAAGGGCGGCACCAGGTCCATATGCTTTCAATTCACCACTGACTGACTCACCCGGGATCAGGTGAGCCGCTCGCCAGATTCGGCGGAGGCCGGGAACAGCCCCTGCCCAACGGTTGTTGAGCGCCCATCCTTTTGACCACGCCAGTCGCAATTGAAGATCTGTGTTATCAAGCGTGCTGGATCGCAGAGGGATGAGCCTCGAGATGGTGCGCGGAGCGCGCACCAACGCCCGTCCTGGTTTGGGCAGGAGGGCGTGCAGAGCGTAGTCGCCCGAGTTAGGGCGAGGGGTGGATTTGCGGTCCGCCCACAGGTCCATCCCTTCCGCCAGCAGGTGCAGCGGGTCGCTAAGAACGACGGGGATGAGAACTCCACTGAGGAAGGTTGTGTCGTAAACGTTCTCGGTGACATGCGCCGTGGCGCGGATGCCGAGCATCGCTGACTCAGACACAACTGCCTCCTGGATCATGTTGAGGGTGGTGTCTTCCCTGACACACCCCACAATCCAACTGTCGTCCCCCATGGCCCAGCAGTGAGCAAGCTCGAAATCACACTCCCTGATGACATTCGTGATGTTGATGAAATTCTTGATGGTGTTAGCCACCGAAGTGTCCCACAAACCACTCTTCTGGGTGTGATCAGCCTTGTACTTGATACCACTTGGGGTGCTGCCAACGCAGCTCTGGAGGATTTTGGTGTACTCCGTGCGGATCGACTCGGGGACGGATA